AATCCCTGCACCGCGAACCTTACCACCCTTGGCGTAGCCTTTCTTAGCCATACCACCATTTTTCATAGCTTTACGAGGTGCCGCTGGGCCAGTACCCGTAACAGCATCCATAGCTTTACCACGTTTCTTTTTCTTAGCCATGTCTCCCGAACCTTTGCCATCCATAGCAAACTCAGGAACCATCTTACCGTCTGGTCCTTTTTTCATAGGTAAAGGACCACCACCTGCTTTATATCCTTTCTTTTTCATCGTCATCTCCCTCCGCGTAGAGATTGTCAAAAACTTGGTTTACATCCAATGTGTAGTCTAAGTCAGACTTACTGTAGTGGATATGTTGTGAGGGTAAGAAATCAGGAGCACCTTCTCCCATCTCAAACCACGCAGGATGCGACACTCGCACCCTATTATTCGGTAGCGCTACAATATTTCCGGTCCACTTACCTGCGTCTAACAGCTCAAGCACGTGTGCCTGTTTATGTTGAGCAGGGTCATCAGCGATCTCAGAATCGGTGTAATCTACCGTGAAGTAATACTTAGCTGGGTAGAACTTACCGTCAATCTTTGCCATCCACGGACACGGTGTACACCTATCAAGGACGTAAACGCTGTGTGTGCGGGACGCGCAATCCCACGGTTGTGCCGCCCAAACCGGCATCGGCTCAGGCCATTCTTCAAATGGAGTATCCCCAACGAGCGCCGTAATAGGCATACGTGCCCACATTGCACCACCATGAACGTTCGGTTCATCGGTGTCGTCTGACTCACAGCCAGTGAAAATAACCTGAAATGATAGGCATCGATTAGGTATGGTAGTCACGGCGATGACCATAGCGTGCAAAAACTCGCCATGATACGCCATATGGTTGTGCGTATATTCTCTACGAACCCAACATTTAAAGTGGGGTATGTTCGACTGTAGGAACGCCATACATCACCATTTGGATTTATCGGCCCAATACGCCGCAGACATTTTGCCTTTAGCAATATTCTTTCCGTGACGCGCTTTAAACGACTTACGTTTAGCTTTCATACGTGCAGACTCGCCCTTTTTAGGTTTACCTGCTGTACTAGCGCCTTGCTCGCCATACCGGATAATTTTTTCCTTACCCCCCTCACACGCTTTGACAACGTGCGATTTTTTAGGGTGTGAAGGAGTGCGGCGTGGCTTATTACAAGACATGCTGGCTTTATCAACTTTGCCACCCGCTTTGTAATAACGCCGCATCATAGATTTACCCGTAAAACACTGTCATAGCAGTAATGTTAGTAAACGCACTTATATACACGTCTGACTGACACCGAATACCGTCATCAGGTATGTTAACTGAGTGTGAATCAGAGGCTATAAAGTCTAGGTCTAATACAGTGCTCCCACCGTTACCATCAGTGATGGTAAGACGAGGGCTTCCTGTGGTGCTTAGAACCTGCACTTGACGTATACGTGCGGGGCCAACGCCTAGAGATCCTGCGCCTGTGACCCGTTTGGACTGAACGTCTGATCTAGGCATTGTTCACTCCTTATCCAGCGGATACAGTCAGAACACCTGAGTTGCTATACAGTTGACCTGCAACAGATGGGTCGGACGTTGGAAGGTCTTTGATGATAACGACGCTATTAGTACCGTTGTGAGTAATCGAAATGTTTTCGGTTACTGTGCCAGTACCAGTCGCTTTAGTGATGTCCTTAAACCCATTCTCCGAACGGACTGGACCTTGGAATGTAGTATTCGCCATGTGAATCTCCTGTCTTGGCTAATGTCAGTTACAGAATGTAACTGTCAGGGATTGATTTTTTATAACACAGAAAAAGAAAGGGGGCAATAAATGCCCCCCTCTTAGTCATTAAGCTCCCGGAGAACCGAAGATGCCTAATGGGTCTGACACGCCGAACGAGTAACGCTCACGAGCCTTATAGCGACTGTTGCCAGTATCAAAGTCAGCATCCATAGATGTAGACATTGGTGTACGGACAAAGTGCTTAAGACCGTTAGGAACGTCAGTCATCAAGAACCAAGCGTCAGTATCAGTCAGGTAATGGTTAACAGTGTAACCCTCTGGGATAGAACCATTATTGCGAATCGCATTAAGGTCGTTATCCGCAGTACCCACGCGACCTTCTGTTTCGAGCAAACGAGTTGCAACGAACTGAAGAGCAGGTGGAATTACCAGCTTCTTAGGCTTGGCGGCGATGAGAAGACCACGCTCGTCTGTCCAACCCGCGATCTGAATAACGGCGGCTTCCAAAGAAGTCTCGTTAAGATCAGCCGCAACAGTTGGCTCATTCGAGTTGCTACCACCGCTAACCAGTGGGTGATCGGTAGTGCAAAGTGCCTTACCGTCGCCGTAGGTCACACCAGTGTCAAACGCACTATTCAAGATAGTAGCGGCCTTGACCTGCTTGGTGTACGCCATAGCACGTGCGAGAGCCTTCGTATAACGAGCAGACAAAGAGTCATACAAGTTATCTTCAATAGCTTCCTCTGTAATAGAGAAACCCATTGCGATGGTCTCGTGTGTATAGCGAGCAGTCCACGCTTCCTGAGCATTGTCATACTCAATTGCGGCACCTTCATTTTTAACAGGTGCGGCTGAGAAGCCTGAGAGCTTGGTCTCTTCCTCAAACGAGCGATCTGAGGTTTCTGATTCAAAGATTTCGGCGTGCTCTTCGCCGTATTTTGCGTACTCCATACCAAACAAAGCGTTTAGTCCGGGAAGGAGTTCCTTTAGTAGCTGGGCGCGTGAAATAGCCATTGCTCAAATCTCCTTATACGCCAGTCGTGTTGTCGTACTGGTGACCTGCGTTCCACTTAACGTAAGCCTCAGTAAAACCACCCGAGCTGTTTTTAGTTTCCTCAACCAACCCGACAATACGGAAAGGAAGAGTGTTAGTTGTAGCACTAGTATCAGAAATCGCACTACGAGAGTTGCCCGAAGTCGAATCACCAGTGTTATCCACGCCTGCAACGTTAGCACCGAGGTCAGTCTGTGCAAGGTCACCAATTGTTGTACCCGAAGATACGACAGCGGCCTTGAACAAAACATCAGTTGCATCGACAACATACGCTTCGATGTCAGATGCGACAGTGCTGGCTGGATATGACTGACGGAACACCTTATAACCGAGGTTAGGATCGGTGTACGTACAGCCAAGGAAGACACCTACAGGTGTCATGGCGGCGTCAAACGTGTCACGTTCGACAGTGCCTCCGGTAACGAGCTTCACAGCATCCCCATAAAAAATAGCTGTTGCATAGCCACTTGCAATATTGAAGTGACGAGTAACACCTACGAAAGGAGAGCCGCTCAACAGTTTTACCGGAACAAGTCCATAAGGACCACTTACAGTAGGATAAGCCATTTTAAGCTCCTATATTAAGTTCCGTTACCAAAAGTGACCTTCGTCTTTCTCTCATGGAAGAGAGGCATACGAGGGTCGTTCTCTCGCATGAGGTTGTTGTCTACAGATTCCATCTGCGAACGCGTCTGCTGTTTGTAGTAGTCAGTACGTTCTTCGATGAGTTCCACTGGAGCCTTACACAACAACAAACCACCAATTACCACGTTGTCTTTAAATCGATCGTTCTCGATTGTAACCAACGTAATTTCTGGGTGATCTGAAGCCTTTACTGGCTCCCAACCTTCACGCAGTTTGGAAGAAACATTCGTGGCGTCAGTCGTACCTTGCGAACTGACTCTTATCCAGCGAAATTCGTAACCCGGCTCGGGATTGGGTGAGGGTAGTACCTCGGGGCGCATCCAAGTCTTTTTACGGGTCGTTTTTTCACGAGACTTAAGTTCTCGGTCTATACGATTCTCAGCCATTATTGTTTCCTCATATCTAATGCAACCTGTTTGGCGTACTGTTCTGGTGTAAGACCTAAGCGCTTTGCCAACGTTAACTGTGTTTGCGTGAGCCTAATTTTCTTAGGCGCTGTGCTCCGCGTAGCGGGGGCAACCACATTGTTCGACCTAGTTCTCTGTCTTACTTCCGGTTCATCCTCGAAGTTATCGGGGAATACCTCTCGCATACGAGAGTTAATTCTCTCGTAGTAATCGTCAGTTTGAGGGTCAACGCCCTCTTTGACAAGCCTATTATGCAACCCGAGGGCGAAACTTGTCATTTCTTCGTCTTCATTAAACCACGGATTCTCTTTTTGCCAAGTCCGTGTCTTCTCATCAACTTGGATAGGTTGTTGAGCGTATCCCTGCTCAGGACTATCTACAGGTAACGTATACTCAGTTTCAGGTAATTGGAAGTCTTCTAATTTATCAGACTTCAACTTTGCTGTTGTTAACCTATCTTGTGCCGCTAAAACCTTGTCAGAATCACCTGCATCATACGCGCGTTTGTAGGCACGTTTGGCGGCATTAATCTCAGCTTCAGCAGACTTCTTCGCATTCTCAAGCAGAGCGGTCTGACTCTTGTGCTCGCTATCTTTGAGCTTCTTGTTCTCTTCAACAAGGCGGTGAGAGAGGCGTTCTAGCTCTTCACGTTCTCTAAGCGCCTTCTCTTTCTCTCGACGCTCGTCATGATATCCCTTGCTAAAGTGTTGAATACGTCGTCGAACCTTCTCGGAGTAATCCTCCAATTCTTCGTCGGTAACGTCTTCTGGGGGATCTGAAGGTTTGCGGTTGCGGTCTGCTTTCGGTGTGTCATCAACCACCTCAACCTCAAAGTCGTCATCAGAAGAATCCACTTCGCTTGGAACCGGTGCTTCAGATTTCTTACCTCGAACATCAATGGTCTCCGCACTTGAACCTTCTACCTCAATACTTAAGTTTTTTTCTCCCTCACCATCTTCATGAGGGAACCCAAATTCAACTTTCTGAAAAGGCATAATTTATCTCCTATACTGCCATGATCCCACGGGGATCAGGTATTACAGCTTCAACAGAGTCATCGTTCATTAAACGAAACTCTTTGCCATTGACCGTGAACCGTGTGCCGGTGTTCATACGAAACATTACGTAGTCACCTTCCTTGCACCACGGACCTTCAGGGAACCGTTCTTTATCCCCATAAGCACCTTCACCCATGTCTACGACAACACCCATAATCGACAGAATGTACTCCTTTTGCTTGGAGTTAGTGGTCTTAAGGAGGCCACCGTCGTAGAACTCTTCTACTTCAGGTAGCGCAATAAGTAAGCGGTATCCGGCAGGTTTTGGGAGCTGTCGTTCCCAGTCAGCGTCGGAGATTTCTTTCTTTGGAGCATCAGGCAGTTTTAGTGGCTGAGTGTTAGTCATCATCGTCATCCATAAAGTTACGCGAGAGGTCTTCTATGATTAATTTTGCGGACTCCAGACCCCGAATAAGCCCAACAACTTCTCTGTAGCTGGCGTAATCCTGTGGAACACCCCCTGCTACAAAAATTTGTGCGGACGAAAGTTGCTCGTCGATTTTGTTTGTAAGCACGTCAAAGACGGTTTTAGCCATTACTCACCTCATTTTGGTTGTTCCGATAGCTTTGCTAGTTCGAGATCAAGACGAGTGCTCTCTTGTTGAGCGTCCATCTGTAACTCTTGCTGGTCCAATTTAAGTTTCTCTTGGTCCAACATAGCGTCCATCTGGTCTTTCTGAGCCTTACGTTGAAGGTCAGCCTGTTTGATTTGAGTGTCTTGTTGATCTTTCGCGGCTTTACGCTGGACTTCCTGTGCTTTGAGTTGCAGTTCGGCTTGCTTCTGTTGCATCACAGGATCTTTCGCTTGCTGTTGCGCTTTCTGTGCGGCGGCTTTCTGCTGGTTAGACTGCATAAGCTGTGCGCCTGCCTCGGCTACAAGGCGTGACAGGTCCACTTCGATCTGCTCTGGTAGCTCTTCTCCGGGTGGTGGGAGTGATGCGCCCAACTTCTCTTCAATGTCTCGGCGGTACTGGAACCCGAGGTGCTCTGCGATGTGCGCCTGTAGAGACGCCATAATGCGCTTTGCCTGTGGGTTCTGTCCGATCATAGCCGCGATCGAAGGATCTTGCATGAAGGACGTGTGCACGGCGATGTGAGCCTGATGGTCTTGGTAGATAAACGCAGTAAGCGGTTTGCCTGTAAGCGCATTCATATTCTCGCTGACCGGATCGGTCGGTTTCGCGTCGTCCTTTGTAGGGACGAGCTTGTCGGCGTTTTTAACGCCTAGCACTTCAATCATCTGACGATGAAGTTGAGGTAAGTCGTAGATCTGTGGTGCGGCTTGTGCCATCTGTAGCACAGCTTGATACTGCACGACCCGCTGGGCCATAGTGGACGAGTTAGGATCGCTGACAGGGATCACGTCCACCATCGCGTAGTCCATCTGACGTGCGCTCACCTCGCCACGGATCGGCTCGTAGCCGTACTCCTCGGAAGCATACTCCGCCATGATTTCCTTGAGCATCTTGAACTCTTGCTTCATGGCGTAATGGACGCGTGCCTGTACTGCCGCCATCGGCTTGAGCGTACGCTCCAAGAGCGCAAGCGTAGTGCCCACAGGCGCGTTAGCTGACATGTCAGAGATGTTCATATCTGAGATAGCACCCAGACGCCGCCCTTCGTTCGTGATCTGATTCAAGAGCGCAAGCAGTGTCTGGCTTGGTTCCTTGTAAGGAAGTGGCATGATGTTGTCGCGGATAGATCCGCTAGGTACATCTACATCCTTAAACTCACCGGGTTCTATCGGTGTGTCATCGCCCTTAATTCGTAGTCCACGAGACTTGAGACCGCCGGGCAGGTTAGACAGCGTACCAGCGTCCACCAACTGCCGTATGAGCGACGTTCCCGCCTTAGCGTACCCCCCGATAATGTGGATCAATCCAAGGCCGTAGAAGCCAAATCCGGGGACGTAGACGTAATGGACGAAGTGCTGACGCTTGAGCTGAAGCGGGTCTATCTCGTTCCAGTTTCGACGTATCGCTAGGATCTCACCGCTACCCCGCTCAATAGTCACCACGTATGGCTTGGCGATGTCATCCTCTGAGTCGTCCAGCCCTTCGATAATCATGTCGGCGTGAACTTCGTACAACGCATAGCGGTTGTCATCAGTCAGCGAGAACCCACCTTCTTCCGCCTTACGCTCTTCAATATCAGAGTGGTAGGGCTGTGGCTCGTTCAGCTCAATGTCACGGTAGAACCCAGCCGCTTGTAACTTACGCAACTCGTTCTTGGTCTTACGCATCACATGAGTAACACGCTCCGCAGTCTCGATGTGACTTGCGCCGTAAGGGACGATAACGTCCTCTGCGGGGATATAGATAGCGGCCTGACGTCCCATATTAGGGTCGTAATAAACCTTCTTAAACGCCGATCCAGCGAGTCCTAGGCTATACAAGAGTCGCTCGTGCTCAGGTCTGTACTCGACCATCCGCTCCGTCAACTCGTAATTCATATCCGCTTTGACGCGTTGAGCGGCTTCTTCCTTCTCCTTAGACTCTTCGCCAAGGATCTTGACCTTAACAGGGCCAGCGGAAGGGAACGTCTCGGACATAGTTTCGGCTTGAAACCGGATAGCCGCCTCCGCCAATACGGTGGAATACACGCCACACGCGCCTTCCCACGGGTCAGTACGCTCTTCGTACTTGAACCCCAGCACATCCAAACCCTTTACAAAGGTATCAGCCCACTCTTTCCGACCGTCAATGTCTGACTCAATCAGGCCAGTCAGCTCGCTGGATATCTCTTGTAAGTGTGAGTCGTCCAATACCTCGGCGATGTTGATGTCAAACGCCATCATGTCCGTCATATCAGCGTCAGGGATCAAGGTGATCTCCATCGACCCGTCGTCGAGGATGACCGCTTCGGGGTCTATGATCTCAATCTCTAACTCAGATCCACCCGCTTCAGCGACCTCATCCATGCCTTCTGGCGCAGAGTACATTCCTTTTTCTATAGCCATGTCCTAACCTCAAATCAGTTTTACACTGCCGCCTTCACGATAGTCGTCGGGTAGTTTTACATTCACTTCACGTGATGTATCAGGTTTTACCAACCGCATAAAGGCATTACCTGCTTTACGGGGTGATCGTATCATCCCCGGTAACGCATCCAAAAAGTCTCGCAACGAAACTTTTTGGTCTAGCTGATTCCAATCGTAAGTATCTTTAATGACAACAGAACCATCTTCTTGTTGTTCAGCAGTGAAGCGTCCAAGTGTTGTTTTCGCGCGGTATGCAGGATCTAAGAACGAATCTTTAACAGTCTTTATAACCGATTCAAACTCACCTTCAGTACCATGCTTCTGAGTTTTAGTTATATCTTGGTAATCTATAGACGTTCTACCACGTGTGTCTTCATAGGACTTTATCCTGCGATCGAGCTTTTCTCTTCTTCTATCTGTAATATCAACTAAGTTTCCACCCTCGCCTAGTTCGTACGAACGTAAGTCTGGGTTTGCACGGTAATAATCACGATCGCCTCGCAGTTCAGCTTCTCGCACATCGTTTTTTGCACTCGTTTCATCTACAAGACGTCGGAGGTAACGAAGGTCTTCGTCAGTGAAGTCTTCCTCAGTAATCGGATCTTCCGCCCCCAGTACAGTTTCAGCGAACACTCTCGCATTGACTGGAATCTGTTTGTATAAGTCTCTGATCGACACTAGTAATATCCCCCGCTTCGACGTTTGAAGTATTGTGGTTCTTCTGGTTCATCCGTGGGCAAGCGTATAAATCCACCCTGCCTAAACCTCATCAGGGCCATTACCGTTGAATCCACGAGGTCATCATGGCTCATAAACGGAAATCCAGCAATTTCTTCTACGACCTCTTCAGCCCACCGCGTCGGCGGTACCCACACTAACTCTGATGCCACAATATCTGCAACAGAATTCAACCGTGCCATCTTATCACCTGAGCCACGGTGTGGCGTGTATTCTTGCACAGGCAGGCCCATCCGTCGCATCTCTTGGTACAGTGCCGTACCTGCGGACTTCTTCTCCACAATAAACGAATCAGGATCCCACTCCTGATACTCCTCCATCGCCATCTGTTTCAGCTCAGGAAACTCCATCCGCTTCTTAATACTATTCAGCAGGATGACATTATACGCGCTGGTGTTCTCGTTGAGGAACACCCCCCACGTCGTCAGTGCGGTGTAATCGGCACGGTTATGGGTCTCTGCCGCCGCATCCAGTGACATAATAATGTACTCACAAGAAGGCGGTGTGTCCTGATCCCAGATCCCCCACCACTCTCGTTTGACGATAGACGCTTCTTCAGCCGTCGGTTGTTGCTGGTACTGTGCGTTCCATTGAAACGCAGGCATTGACGCCTTAGTACGTAGCAGTGCCTCTAAATCAAAGAACTCAGGCCACAGAGGTTTCTCAATGTACTTCTTCGTCTTCTTGTTCTGCACTTCAAGGATCGCGGGAAACTCGACCACTTCATACTGATCTGACCGTGCATTCTTCGACATATCTGCGGTTACACGGCCCGTCAGGTCGTCCATGTGCCACCGTGTCTGAATGATCGCTACGCGTCCACCGGGCATCAAACGGGTTCGTGCACCGAAGGTAAACCACTCGTAGGCTTTATCGAATACCTCGAAATTGCCATTGATGACGTCTTGTTCAGAGTGAGGGTCATCGACCAGAAGTAAATCGGCACCACGACCAGCAAGAGCACTGCCAATACCGCACGCATAGTATTCTCCTCCAACGTTCGTGTTCCATCTACCTGCTGACTTACTATCTTGTGCCAGTGATGTAGTGGGGAAGACACCCTTATACTGGTCAGTTGCGATTAAGTTCCGCACCTTCCGCCCGAAATCCACCGCCAGATCCGTGGTGTGGGACACCATCATGACCTTTTTATTGGGGTTCCTACCCAGAAACCACGCCGGATAAAAGATCGAAACAAGCTGAGATTTGCCGTGTCGAGGGGGTATATTGACGCAAACACGGTCTTTATCCCCCGATTCAACGTCCATCAGCATGTCTGCCAGTATGCGGTGGTGCTTACCTACAATAAACTCAGGCATCATAAGCTGGCAAAACGCGATCAGATCGTTGTATGCGGCTTGATTTTCCTTACGAGAGGACAATTCACCCGTAATTTTCTCGATTTCAACGATTTCATCCGCTGAAAACGTATCTAAGTTGTCCAAAAGCGTCTGGATGTCCTCTTCTGAGAAGTCCTCAACCGCTTTAGTCATCCGATAACCCTAATTCAGCGTCCACATCGACCACATCACCATCAATAATCACCGCATCCTCGGCTTCTTCCGCTGGTTCGACCAGTTTTGCCAGCTTTGAACGCAGACTTTCCCGCAATTCGTCGGTGGTTTTGTGCGTTATGGTGATTTCAGCCTTCTCTGTGAAGAGTCCTACATCCGAAATCTTACCCAACAGCTCTAATGCACGGATTCTGACGCGGGGATCGGGGTTTTCGGTCTCTTCGATCAGCTTATTAGTCACCAAATGACGCACTTGAGTGGCGCTTTCCACTACTGAGTGCCCAAATTGGGTCAAAATCCCGTGAGTGGCGACCAATGCGGCGGGTGGTAGCGTGGATGCACGCTTGTTACTCACCTTCTTAGAGGTTTTTTCAGGGTCATCTGCGTAGGCCAAGGTCAATTTAGCCGCAATGTTGTTATCTTCGGCGGACGGCTCGACCTCTAACCCGTGTTCAGCAAGGAGGGAGGCGGTAGCGCTCGCGGCTTCTACCCGAGTCCGAAGATCAATACTAGGCACTTTCTCCGAAAACGGCACGCCGACTTCGGGTTCAATCTCTAAAGACATATTGTTTCCGCAGGTTTGTTAACCGTTGGTGGTGATTTATACCAAACTTTAAATTTTTGCGCAAAAAATTTTTACTACGCCGATTTCAAAAGAGACGGGGGGTGTTCCCTATATAGAGGGGGTGGGGGAGCTGAAACCAAAAATGGACTCTAAATTCGTGGAAATTAGTAATATATAGATAATACAGAGTCACATTGTGACAGCGGGGTCATAGGGGTGGGGTACCCCATCGGATATCACGTTTCGCCACGTTTAGTTAGGGAATTCCCTAACTTGTCAGGTTATCCCTTGATTTGTTACCACATGATGCGGTTTAATGGCCCTGTCTTCGGGAGATAACCCCTAGACATCCATTTACGTCATAACATGAGGAATATGACAATGAGCAATTCAAACAGTAAGCCGGTGTTTGTTAACACTGAAATGACCACCGCCGTACGCGATGCGGTAAACAAGACCGAAGGCGCGAAGCGTGCCATGAGCAAATTTGCTGATACAGCGATTGCAGAGTTCGGACCGGAAGCAGTGCTCCACTTTACTTCACCTAAGACCAAAGGATCGCTAGCCACTGAAGAATCATGGGCGGCATTCAATGGGGTGCTAGTGACTACCTTTACAGCGGCGCAACAAAAGCTCTTAGAGCTTCCCGTTAAGTCGTTATCGGATGCAGAGAAAAAGCGCCGAAAGTACCTGCAACAGCAATTGGGGTCCAAAGCAAAGGATCTTCGCAACGGTCTTAAGCGCCGCCTAGGTGAGGATCAACCAAAAGAGCAAAAGGCTCCACGCGCTCCCGATGTCCGCATTCGCGATGCCGCGCAGGACATCATCAAGGTATGTGAGAACATCGAATCACCTACCTTCCGCCCTGCTGAGATCAAGGCACTGGCCGAACAGATCATCCGATCTATCTAACTCACACGCCCCCTTCGGGGGGCATTCTTCGGAGTAACAAGTATGTACGTACTGATAACTATCCTAATCATTTTCGCCGTTGTATCTGTTCTATCCACCATGATGGCACTCCTAAATTTTATGTGGGCCACCGCTCTAATATCGGCAGTGCTCAGTGTGGCCCTGCTAACAAGTATAGATTCACTGGCCAGACACCTTGACTTACTTGAACGTTAACAACCTAACCCGCTTCGGCGGGTTTTTTTTCGCCTGCCGTTTGATACC